GCGCAATAGAGTAATTAATACAGCTAGTCAAGGCGTTGCTGTTTTAAATCCTACGGTAACCGCAGTTGGAACCGAGTTTTACTCAGAGCTGATTACAAGTGCAGAGGGTCAAGGGAATAGAAGTGGCGCTGGTGGTCGTGGTATTAGTTTTGAATTTATATTAAAGCCATTAACAACATATTTATTCCGCTTAACTAATGTAAATGGGGCGTCACAAATGGCTGAAATGCGTATAGATTGGTATGAATAATGAAGAAAGAACATAAGAATCCAGAGGGCGGATTAACAGAAGCTGGGCGTAAATACTTTAAACGCACAGAAGGTGCTAATCTAAAGGCTCCTGTTAAAGAAGGCACAAACCCTAGACGCGTATCATTTGCAGCTAGGTTTGGTGGAATGAGTGGGCCTCTTGTGGATGAGAATGGCAAGCCTACTAGATTGAAGTTAGCACTAAAGGCTTGGGGATTTGGCAGTAAAGAAGCCGCACGTAAGTTTGCAAATACACATAAAAAGAGTTAGGAAACAATATGGCTGAAACTAGATTATCCCCAGAGCAAATTCTCAAGCGTCACGAGATTGCTTTGACCAAGAAAGAGGAGTTCCGTAGCCTGTACGATGAGGCTTACGAATTTGCATTGCCACAACGGAATCTGTATGACGGATTTTATGATGGTAAGGTAGGTGGCGCTAAGAAGATGAACCGTGTGTTTGATGCTACAGCTATTAACTCTACACAACGCTTTGCCAACCGCATGCAGTCAGGTATTTTCCCTCCGCAAACTAAGTGGTGTCGTCTTGAGGCTGGTACAGATATTCCTGCTGACCGTAAAGCAGAAGCACAAGGTGCGCTAGATGTATATACCGAGAAGATGTTTGCAACGATTAAGCAATCTAACTTTGACATTGCAGTAGGCGAATCGCTACTAGACTTGTGCGTAGGCACATCTGTAATGATGGTACAGCCTGGCGATGATACTAGCCCAATTAACTTTATCCCTGTGCCACAATTCTTAGTCGCTTTTGAAGAAGGCGCTAATGGTCGTGTAGATAATGTGTATCGTCGTATGCGTTTAAAAGGCGAGGCTATTCAGCAACAATGGAAAGACGCTAAGATTGATGGCGCATTAAAGAATAAGATTGACCAAAAGCCTACAGAAGATATTGAGCTAATTGAGGCTACTGTTTATGACCAAGTTAAAGGCGATTATGGTTACTACGTTATCCATAAAGAGAGCAAGACTTGCATTGTTTACCGTCGTATGAAGTTTAGCCCTTGGGTTGTATCACGCTACATGAAAGTAGCTGGTGAAATCTATGGTCGTGGCCCGTTAATCACAGCATTGCCTGACATCAAGACATTGAACAAAGTGCTAGAGCTAGTGCTTAAAAATGCGTCATTAGCTATTGCTGGTGTTTATACTGCTGCTGATGATGGCGTACTTAACCCTAATACCGTCACAATCGCTCCAGGCGTGATTATTCCTGTTGCTCGTAACGGTGGGCCACAAGGCGAGTCATTAAAGCCTTTACCGCGCTCTGGTGACTTCAATGTTTCTCAAATTGTGATGAACGACTTGCGTATGAACATTAAGTCAATCTTGCTTGATGAATCATTGCCACCAGATAACATGTCAGCTCGCTCTGCTACAGAAGTAGTAGAACGTATGAAGCAGTTATCACAGAACTTAGGCTCTGCATTTGGTCGTTTGATTAATGAAACGATGGTTCCATTAGTAGAGAAGATTCTACAGATTATGGATGAGCGTGGCATCATTGACTTGCCATTAAAGGTGAATGGTCTTGAGATTAAGGTAACACCTGTGTCTCCATTGGCTATGTCACAGAACATGGATGACGTACAAAACATCTTGCAATACGCGCAAATCGTACAGCAGTCTGGCCCAGATGGTCAATTTGCTATGAAAACCGATGCCCTATTGGACTTGATTGCTGATAAAATGTCTATTCCACAGGCTGTTCGTAACTCACCAGCAGAGCGTGATATGATGAAACAACAAGCAATGCAAATGGCACAACAGGCTAGAGAACAAGCAGACCCAAATAATCCTGTTGACATGCAATTATTGGAGGCGATGAAAAATGCAGGGTAGAGATGATATTGCACGTATAGCTTCGGCTAGGGCAGTTGAAATTGCTTCAAGAGCAATTAGTCTTGCTTCGTCAGTCAAAGGCGAAAAGGGAGATAAGGGAGACCCAGGCGAGATTGTCCTTAAGAATGTTCCTGTTCCTGGAGAAAAGGGCGAGCAAGGCGACAAAGGCGAACGTGGCTATACTGGAGCGCAAGGCCCTAAAGGTGATAAAGGAGATAGGGGCGAAAAAGGCTATGATGCTGTTGGCGAAAAAGGTGACAAAGGCGACAAGGGTGATACTGGCCCACAAGGTGAGCGTGGGTTTACTGGGCCTAAAGGATTTAAAGGTGACGAAGGCGAGCGAGGTCTAACTGGCCCAATACCTAAGCATGAGATTAAAGGACTTAAGTTTAGATTTCAGCAAGACGATGGAGATTGGGGCAAGTGGATTATTGTTCCAACAGGCGGTGGCGGTGGTGGTCGTGATGACAAATTATTTGACCGTCAAAAAGAATTAGTAATTATTGCTGATGCCTATAAAAATAACATTAATCCTTTTCCAGATGCAACTGGTGGTGGTATGGTTTACCCTGGCGCTGGCATCCCTAATTCTACTGGTAGCGCATGGGGAACATCTTATGGTGTTACAGGTACAGGTAGTGTTGTATTAAGTGATGCACCTTCTTTAACAGGCGCAGTAACAATAGGCAGCACTACTGGTACCGCAACAGTAACATTAGGGCAAAGCACAGGCGCACAAACAGTCAACATTGCAACTGGTGTTAATAACTTAAGTGCTAAAACAGTTAATATAGGCACAGGTGCAACTACTGGGGCTACTAATATAACTATTGGGCCAACAGGAACTGGTTCAGGTAATACAACTATAAATATCGGGGAAAATGCAAGGACTTCTAACACTACAACAGTTAATATTGCTACAGCAGCTACTTCTAGCGGTGTTTCAGTTATTAGACTTGGCACTATTGCTAGTGGAACAGCAAACATTGCTATTGGTTCAAATACCGCATCAGGTGCAACAACGATTAATGGAGAGGTATCTTTAACAGCAACAAACCAAGCAATTAATATTGGTGGCACAAACAGTACAGGCTTAATTACGCTAGGCAGACCAACAACATCATCACAAACTATTGACATAGCTAACGCTGTTCTTGCTACTGGTAGAACTCAAACAATTAACGTAGGTGCATCAGGTGCATCAGGCTCTACAACTAACATTGCTATTGGCTCTACAGCAGGTACAAGCACTACAACAGTCAATGGGGCAGTAACTCTATCAGCAACAACACAAGCACTTAATCTAGGCAATAGTCAATCAAGTGGTGCAATAACTGTTGGCGGTACAAGTGCTACTGGTGCAATTGCAATAGGGCAATCTACAGGCGCACAAACAGTCAATATTGCCACAGGTGCTAATACAGCATCTACTAAAACAGTTAATATAGGCACAGGCGGTACATTTACTACTAATATTAATATGGGGAATACCGCAGGTAGCGGCACATTAACTTTTGGACAATCCACAGGCTCACAACAAATTAATATAGGTACAGGTGCTACATTAAATGCACAAAATAAAAATATTTTTATAGGCACAAATGGTGCTGTAGGCTCAACAACTAATATTAGAATAGGAAATTCAGCAAGACCATTGACTGCTTTTATTTTCTTAGATGGCATTGTTACATATGGAACAAGTTTTGCACAAACACCTGTTACAGTTGCAAATTTACCATCAGGTGGAGATGCTCTTGTAGGAGACAGATATATTGTAAGCAATGCATTAAGTCCAAGAGCAGGTTCAACTGTCGTAGGCGGCGGTGCAGCAACAATGCCTGTTTACTATGACGGCACTAATTGGATATGTGATGCAGGGTTAGGCGCAACGACAGGAACAGGTAGTGTTGTTTTAAGCGATAGCCCAACATTTACAGGCATTGTAACTGCAAACAATGTTCGTAGTAATTCAACAACAATAGCCAGCGCATCAACAATCACACCAACATCAAATACTACAAATCAATACACAGTTACTGCGCTTGCAGTTCCAGCAACAATTGCAGTACCTTCAGGAAGTCCTATTGATGGACAAAAACTTTCAATAAGAATTAAAGATGATGGTACAGCACGAGCATTAACTTGGACTACATCAGCAGGTGGGTTTAGAGTTATTGGTACGACACTACCAACGACTACAACAGCATCTAAGGTTACTTATGTAGGCTGTGTCTATAACTCACAAGACTCCTTTTGGGATGTTTTGGCTGTAGCAACTCAAGCATAGGATAAAACATGAAAATAGATTTTGAGTTTGAAACAAAATATGGTGTATATCGTGATGCGTTGTATTTAGAAGATACTCATAATTTTACAGAGCAAGAAGTAGATGCCATGAAACAACAGCGTGTTGATAATTGGATTGCTATTGTTGAGAATCCACCAGAGGCTATTGAGTAATGGCTGATAGATATTGGGTAGGTGGTACAGCATCTTGGGATGGTACAGTAGGTACTAAGTGGTCAGATACGTCTGGCGGTGCTGGCGGTTTTTCTGTTCCTACTACTGCGGATGATGTATTTTTTGATGTTGCTTCTGGTGTAGTTACTTGCACGATTGCTACTGGTAACACAGGTGCTAAATCAATTAATTGCACAGGGTTTACTGGAACAATTGCAGGTTCAGCAAATATAACTGTAGCTGGCAGCATTACTTTATTTGTTACTCAAACCTATACTTATACAGGAACAGTAACAATCACAGGTACAGGAACGCTTACAACTGCTGGAAAAACATTTAATGCAGTAACGATTGATGGAGTTGGAATTACAGTAACACTTGGTGATGCGTTCAATGGTGGAAACATTAGTTTTATTGTTACTAGAGGTACATTAAATACCAACAACTATGCACTTACTTGTGGTGCATTTCAGTCTTCAAACTCAAACGTTAGAACTATTAATCTTGGCTCAAGTGTATTAACAATTATTGGCGGTTCAGGTGAGGTATTACAATTTACAACTGCTACAAACTTAACATTTAATGCTGGAACATCACAAATTAATGTTCAAGGTAGCAATATTAATATTCAGGGTGGAAATTTAACTTTTTACAATCTTAATTTAACAACACAAAATTCTACAAATAGAAATTTGCAGGGAAATAATACTTTTAACAATTTAACATTTACTACTGGTAGCGCAGGGTTATCTCAAACAAATTTATCTGGCAATCAAACTGTTAATGGCACATTTACCTGTGCAGGAACTTCTGTTATCTCTAGGGGTTTTGTTCGTTCTGACGCTATTGGTGCAACTAGAACAATAACTGCCAATGCTATTTTAGCTGATGATTGTGATTTCAGAGATATTACTTTAGCTGGTGCGGCAGCAGGTGCAAGTCCAACAAGAGCAGGTGATTGTGGTGGAAATAGTGGAATTACATTTCCTGCGGCTAAAACAGTTTATTGGAATCTTGCTGGAACACAAAACTTAAACGCTACTGCTTGGGCAACAACTTCAAATGGAAGCCCAGCTATAAATAACTTTCCGCTTGCTCAAGATACAGCAACATTTACAAATGATGGTTCAGCAGGAACTGTAAATTTTAATCCAATATACAACATTGGTTCTCTTGATTGTTCTACAAGAACAACTAGCGTATCTCTAAACTTTAATAATCAAACCAATTTTTATGGTTCATTTACTCTTGGGTCAGGAGTATCCGTTGTAACAGGTGTAGCTACTCAAACCTTTTGTGGTCGTGGCACACAAACATTTACATCTGCTGCTAAAACAATAATTTTTTCATTTGTAGTTGACAAACCTGCTGGCGCATTTGAATTAGGCGATGCTTTAATTGTAACAAGGAGTATCGCACTTACAAGAGGTACATTTAATGCTGCTGGCTATAACTTCACTTGCACAACATTTGATTCTAATAATGCCAATACTAGAACAATTACAATGGGTAGTGGCTTATGGACATTAAGTGCTACAGGTACTGTATGGAACACAGTCACTACAACAGGGCTTACATTTAATAAAGATTCTGCAAATATATTATTATCAGATACATCTACATCGGCAAGAACCTTTTCTGGTGGCTCACTAACATTTAACAAATTAACGATTGGTGGCGCAACAGGAATATCTACAACTACAATTTTTAGTGCTTCTACATTTAGTGAGCTTGCATCTACAAAAACAGTAGCACATACTATTAGTTTTAATGCTAATCCAATTATAGGCACTTGGTCTGTAACAGGTACATCAGGAAATGTAGTTACAGTAAATAGTAGTTCAGTAGGAACAAGACGAACAATTAATCTAACAAACGCTACTACTGGAATTGACTATTTAAGCGTTAAAGACATTGGTGTTAGCACTATAAATAAGTTTTATGTTGGTGCAAATTCTACTGATAGCGGTAACAACCTAAATGTGTATTTTATTGCAGCACCAACAAGTGGAGTAAATAGTAACTTTTTCTTTTTATTTGGATAAATATTATGGCACTATTAAAATCAGTAAACACAACATTTGGAATTGATGCAACTTATTGGAACATCTTTTCTATTACAGAGGACTTTAAGAATAAAAATCTTGAAGTGGTTATCAACGGCTATGTAAGCAAAGAAGTGCGTGACGAAAATCACAATCCTGTTGCATGGCAGAACCTAACATTTACAGGCGATGAATATATTAAAGATGCCACTCGTGAAGCTGTGTATTTGGCATTAAAAGCTAAAGACTTTTCTGATGCTACGGATGCTTAATGGATAACATAAATCTTGATACTCGCAAGAGTATGGGTAAAAGAAAAGATAATTCTGAAAAAGGCATGGGATATTTTGGCCCAATGAAACGCCCAGATGGTGGAATTTCTACAGAAATAAGTATTGGAACAAATATTGGGGGAAAAGAAGTTGATATTCCTTTGATGGTTCCTACATTAGAAACTAAAGAACTTAAATACTTATTAGACACGCCTGTAGATAGCAAATCATTTATGCAAAACATGCCACAGACTATTATTAAAAAAGCGGTTGAACATGCCAACATGAGAATGAAAATGGGCAAGTCTCCATTTAAAATGGCTGATGAGGAGTTTGAATGATGCAACTAGACGGATGGGAAGGACTAGAATCACAGCAAACAGACATTCGTGATGTCGAGCAAGCGCGTGAAGATTTAAGTAAGCTATGCCATCGAGTGTTAGCATCTAACGAAGAAGGTAAAAAATTAATGGAATGGTTACGCCAAACCATATTAGAGCATCCTGTAGCCGTGCCAGGAGCTGACCCTAGCTTTGCATTTTATCGTGAGGGTCAATGTAGCGTTGTACGGGATTTGGAATATCGCATAAAACAAGCAAAGGAACTTAAATGACCGAAGAAAATAACCAACCCCAAGCTGAGGAAAAAGTCAGCGAAGGCTTATTGGATAACGCTTCATTTGAAAGTCAGCAAGAAGTAGATACAAACAAGACAGAAATTAGTCATCTACAAGCACCAGAGGATGACAGCCCTCTTGAGCGACCAGATTGGTGGCCTGAGAATTTCTGGAAGAAGGATGATGCAGAGCCTGACCTTGAAGCTATTGCAAAGTCATGGACAGATTTACGTAAGCAGATTAGTCAAGGTAAACATAAAGCCCCAGAAGATGGCAACTATGATTTATCTGCATTTGGTAACACACCAGAAGATGACCCTGTTCGCCAACACGTTGCAGGCTGGGCTAAAGAGTATGGTGTAAGCCAGGTTGCTCTTGATGCGCTAGTAAGCAAAGTCGTTGAGATGGGCGGAGAGCAAGTAGAACAAGTTAAATTTAGTGCTGCTGCTGAGAAGAAAGCCCTTGGCCCTAATGCTGATTCAATCATTCGTGGCATGACAGAATGGGGTGCAGGCTTAGTCAACAAAGGCATTTGGGGTAAGGATGACTTTGAAGAATTTAAAATCATGGGCGGTACAGCCAATGGTATTAAAGCGCTAATGAAACTTCGTGAGTCTTATGAAGGTCGAATCCCTACGCACTCAGCTCCTGTTGATGGCGCACCATCTAAAGATGAATTGATGGGCATGGTTGGAGACCCAAAATACAAGACAGACCCAGCATATCGTGCTAAAGTAGAACGTATGTTTAATCAAGTATTCGGTTAAGCATAATCTCCAATAAACTTTTACCCACTTCGGTGGGTATTTTTTTGCCTGCTTAATAAATATTTTTAATTAAACTGGCAAAGTCTATTGTATTTATTTATTAAGTATGGTATAAAGCGCATACGGCATATCACATTGTGACCCGTAATTCAAGTAAACTTGACGAATGGCTGACGTAAATAGCAAGCAAAGGCCCGTTATTCGACGGCACACCACAGCACAAAACTTTATTTTAATTCGTTATCAGGAGATACAAAATGAGTATTGCATTGTCAAATGCTTTTGTAACCCTCTTTGACGCAGAAGTTAAACAAGCATACCAAGGTAAAGCAATGTTGGTAGGTGCTGTACGTCAGCGTCGTGGGGTTGAAGGTTCTACAGTTAAATTTCCAAAAGTAGGTCGTGGCGTTGCTACACCTCGTATTGGTCAAACAGATGTTACACCATTAAACGTTGGTTTTTCTAACGTTACTTTAACATTGGAAGATTGGATTGCTGCTGAATACAGCGACATTTTCAGTCAACAAAAAGTAAACTTTGATGAGCGTTCAGAGCTTGTTCAAGTGCTAGGTAATGCTATTGGTCGTCGTCAAGACCAATTGGTATTAAGCGCATTGGCAAACTCAGGCACATCATTATCAGTTGGCAACGACGTTGGTGCTACTGACTCTAACATGAACGTAGCTAAACTTCGTCAAGCTAAAGGCTTGTTGGACAAAAACAACGTTCCACCTATGGACAGACACATTGTTATCCACTCAAATGGCTTGCAATCATTATTGTCAGAAACTGCTGTAACTAGCTCTGACTTTAATACTGTTAAAGCACTTGTTGCTGGTGAACTTGATACATTCTTGGGTTTCCAATTCCATGTATTAGGTGACCGTGCAGAAGGTGGCTTGGCAATTGATGGCAACTTAGACCGTACATGTTTTGCGTTCCACAAAGATGCAATCGGTTATGGCGAAGGTATTGCTCCAAAAACAGAAATCAATTACATCCCAGAAAAAACATCATTCTTGGTTGCATCTATGTTCTCTGCTGGCGCAACTACTATCGATGCCGAAGGTATTGTTTCAATCGTAGCTCGTGAAACAGCTTAAGGAGAATAGATAATGGCTTATTCAGCAATTGGTTTTTCAACCGTAGCAGCTTCTAAAGCTGGTAACTCACCTGCAATTTATGCGTACAAGACTGCTGATGCAGTTGCAGATGTTAATACAACTGGTTACTTCAACGCTCTTTCTACAACATTAAGCGTAGGTGATTTGATTTATGCAGTAACATCAACAGGCACTACTGCTGTTGCTACTTTACTTTATGTTCTTTCTAACGCTTCTGGCGTTGTTGACGTAAATGATGGTACAACACTAGCTAATACTGATGGTGATTAATAAGTAAGAAACTAGCTACCCTGCTCAAAAGGTGGGGTAGCTTTTATTATATGTAGAGGATAATATGGCATCTGGTGATTCTGGAGTTTCAATCTGTTCTGACGCATTGCTAATGCTAGGGGCAAAGCCAATCTCATCTTTTACCGAAGGCACAGACGAAGCCTCTATTTGTGACCGCCTATACCCAGACATTCGTGACCAAGCTCTAATGATTTACCCTTGGAGTTTCTCATTTAAAAAGACGCAACTCGCGCAATTAGTAACTACCCCAACAAACGAATACAAGTATGAGTATCAATTGCCTGCTGATAGGCTTGGCGCACCACGCGCTGTATATTCATCTAATGGCCTAAATGAAATGCCAATGGTCAACTATCGTATTATGGGTGCAAAGTTATTAACTAATGAAACAATCGTGTATGTTGATTATCAATACTACACGCCTGAGACTGAGATGCCTGTGTGGTTTATTCAGCTTCTTAAATACTTAGTTGCATGGCATATCTCTATCCCTATTACTGACCAAACAGAAAAGGCTGCTTATTGGCAAAGCGTAGCCGTTGGTTCTCCTGGTGAGAATGGTCGTGGTGGTTATATGCGTACAGCAATGAATATTGATGGGCAAAATCAGCCAGCCAATAGCATTAAAGACTTCTCACTAATTTCTGTAAGAGGATAGTAAATGGCTCGTTTTGTTACAATGCAAACGAACTTCACGGCTGGTGAGCTAGACCCTCTTATCCGCGCACGTAATGATTTGAAGTCATACGGCAATGCTTTAGAAAAAGCAACTAATATCATATGTCAACCTCAAGGTGGCATTACTCGTCGTAGTGGTACACGTTACATTATGTCTTTGCCAAACGCAGGAGCAGACTCTGCTGGTAATGGCGTTCGCTTAGTTCCATTTGAGTTTTCTACATCTGATAGCTACATGCTGTGTTTTACGCATAATCGGATGCACATATTTAAGAATGGCGCATTAGTTACTAACATTAATGCGACAGGCAATTCTTACTTAGTCACAAGTATTACATCTGCAATGTTAGACGAATTATGCTGGACACAATCTGCTGATACATTAATTGCCGTTCATCAAGACTTAGCCCCAGTAAAAATTGTGCGTGGCGCAAATGATGCGTCATGGACAGCAACAACTATTGCATTTGATAGCACAGCAAAATATGCGTTTACATTAGGATATAGAAATCCACCAGGAACATTAACGCCATCTATTGTAACGGGTAAAATTACACTTACTGCATCACAGGCCGTAGTTACTGGCACAGCTCAGGCTGGCTCAACATCTACTACAATTAAATTGGCAGCCGCAGCCTCTGCTACTGATGATGCTTACACAGCAATGTATGTCACTATTACTGGTGGTACTGGCTCTGGTCAAACAAAACTTATTACAGATTATGTTGGCTCGACAAAAGTTGCAACAGTAAATTCTGCTTGGACAACAACGCCAGATGCAACTTCAACCTACTCATTGGCTGTATTTAATTCTTTATTAGAAGGCCAGTATATTAATGCTACGCCACAAGGCAGAGCAAAGATTGTGCAATACGTAAGTGGCACAGTAGTCAATGCTGTAACTGAATTTCCATTTTTTGACTTAACAGCAATTCCTAATCAAAGTTGGGAAATTGAAAGTGGTTATGAACCTGTATGGTCAAGCACTCGTGGTTATCCTCGTACCGTAACATTCCATCAAGGGCGCTTATATTTTGGTGGAAGTAAAACTAGACCCTCTACCATTTGGGGTAGTCGTGTAGGTCAGTTCTTTGACTTTGAAGCGTCAGAAGGTTTTGCTGACGATGCCGTAGAAGCAACACTAGATACCAATACATTTAACGCGATTACAGATATTATCTCTGGTCGTGACTTACAAATCTTTACGACTGGTGGTGAGTTCTATGTACCACAACAAGGTCTTGAGCCTATTACCCCAGCATCGTTCTTTGTAAACACAGCAGGGCGCAATGGTAGTAAGCCAGGCGTTCGTGTTCAGTTACTAGACGCAGGCACATTATTTGTTCAGCGCCAAGGAAAGTCATTAAGCGAAGTTTCATTTAGCGATACGCAACTTACGTATGTTACTAGCAAGATTTCATTATTATCAGGGCATTTGCTTAAAGCACCAAAACGCATGGCATTGCGTAAAGCAGTAGATACTGATGAAAATGACTTGTTACTTATTTCTAATGCTACAGATGGAACAATTGCCGCTTACTCATTATTGAGAGCTGAGAACGTTATTGCCCCATCAGAGTTTATTACAAATGGCGGTGAGTTTTTAGATGTTAGTGTAGACATTACTGATATTTATACTGTAGTAAAACGCACTATTAATAGTACGGTTCAATACTATGTAGAAAAGTTTGAGCATGGGTTATTAACTGATTGCTCTAAAACAGGCGGAGCAGTATCATCATTAACAGCTACACATTTAGCCGCTAAGACAGTAAATCTTTTACTTGATGGGTTGGTTCAAGCTGATACAGTTGTTGCGGCTGGTGGCTCCGTAACGCTTCCTAGAGCGTCTACAACAAGTTATCAGGTAGGATTACCCATTGCTATTGAAGCTAGAACAATGCCAGTTGATATTAAACTGCAAACTGGTACGCGAGTTGGCTTTAAGAAACGTATTGTAGAAGTTAATGCGCTAGTGTTAGAAACTCAGCACATGAAGATTAATGGCGTTGAAGTTCCGTTTAGAACATTTGATACTGCTAATATATTAGATGCTGACGTTCCTGAGTTTACTGGTACTAAAACATTAAACGGTATTCTTGGCTATAGCAACGAAGCTAAGATTACAATTACACAATCATATCCACTCAAGTTTACTTTGCTTGGGATGGAGTATAAAGTTGCGGTTCAT